AGTGCCTTTGCCGATGAACTCTTCAGGATCTTCATCGAGTTCCAGCTTGACAGACTTCTTGCCTTCAACATCTTCTGTAATGGCAAATGTGCCAACAGGATGGCTTCCTCCACCACTCTTCCGATAGCTGGATGTCGAGATACCGAGAACCACGCCCAAGAACAATCCGAGAGCGCCAATCGTGCCTACAACCTCCTGCACCTTGGGAAACTGCCAAATCTCTGACAGTGTGGAATACAGGACGACCAGCGCCGGCAGAACGATCTGCACAACGAACTTGGCCTTGTTGTAAACGCCATTACTCAGCTGTAGCCCTTGTACGGGCGTATCGGTATCAGTCATGGTGGTTCCTTCGGTCATGAAGCGATCGCTTCAAATGTAGGATAGGCTTTGTAGCCTGTATTGTCTTCCGTACGTACAAATTCAGCAACTCGGGCGTCCTGAGACAGCCCATACTCACCCTGAAGTGTCACAATGTCTCCAAGGAAGTACGTTGAGTTGTAACCGGCACTGATACTCTGAGCCAAACCGCCAGAGAACAGTGCAACAGGGAGAAGGCTCGCCAATGCGACCTTTCCCTTGTTGATGGTCAAGTTTGTCAGGTCCGCGCCCGCCGGAACAGTGACCTCTGAGGAGAGATCCTGGAAGCCCACACGGCGAATCAATCCCGAAGGATCAGTACCCATGTGAGAGAACTCCATTCCGTTCGTGGTGGACGTAATCATGACATTCTTGTACCCCAGTTTGCTGAGCAGATACGAGGCCTCCTCGAACTGATCGAGTGCGACACTGAAGACCACTTCCTCACGGCGGTCTGTGCCCTTGTAGATGATGACAGCGATATCGCTTCCCGATACCGGAAGTTCAGACCTAAGCCCGTACTTGCCCAAAGCCAGGGTCTCAATCATCCAGGCGTACAATTCTTTAGGCTCTACAGGAAAGTCCTGAGCCGTGTTGAGATCAGTCACGCTGTTCAGCAGAGTGATCTCAGGAATGATGTCCAGAGCTGTAGCGTCTCCGTCAACAATGATGGACTTCGCAGCCTCATACGCAGCAATGGCCGCTGACTGAGCATTGATAGCCCAACTCAGACGCGCAACACCGGGTGTAACGGCTCGAATAGTGACCCGTCGATCCAACACGGTCTCGAAAGACCGTCCGGTAGTGACGACGTGTGGGGGACCATTCTTTGGCTTCTCGATCTTGTGACTCTCGACCACCATGGGTACGTCTGAGTCATCGATCGCCACTAGGACCGGAGGGGCATCCCAATCGCCGAGAGGCAACATAGAGAGTGTCTCAGAGATGTTGTGAGATTGCATCTCAAAGTCGCCGTGGGTAGAATGACGTTCGGTCCAGACCAGGCTCTTCCAGCCTTCGATCAGCTTCTCCCGACGGAACTCGGAATTCAGAACTGCGAGATCCATTAGATCCCCCAATACGCTGTGCGGAATGTCACGTCGGTGAAGTTGCCAGGAATATCTGTAGTTACCTCACCGTAGAGCTTGATCAGATTGGCCAGAGAATGGAGTTCCAGCCAGACCGAATCGGGGTCAAGTGCGTACAGAATATCTGTGGTCTCCGAGCCTCTAGTGACCTGGATCTTACGGTATCCCCTTCGAGTATCGATAAAGAGCACGTCGTCAGTGAGGAACGGATAGTTGAGGAACAGCTTCTTACCATTGAGCTCGATCGTGGTAATGGACGAACTGGTGGTGAATTCGACCTCGAGCTGGATGCCTGCCCCGGCGTTCCCGTCATACTGGAAGGGAAGCGATGATCCGGAAGCAGCAAGCGACGTCCATTCGACGTCAAGAATGTAGGGATTCGGACACCGCATTGCAATGGTCGCAAGGGTCTCACCTGAGAATATGTCCGTATCGAACTTCTCCGTATGTGCTTCAATGAAGCGGTCGGGAAGCTCGTCGTCATGAAGAATGAAAGGCAGCGAATCCGCATCAGTAAACGGATCCATGAACGCCTTGTAAAGCATGTCACGAAGTCCGCTAACGGACTCGTTCTCCTTGTAGTTGGGGTTGATACGCAACGTGAAAGTCACATTGCGGGGCGGAACCCGCCGGCCGCTGTAGGATCCTCCGTCACGAGCATAATCGCCCATGAAGAGGTCAACGTCCGGCGGGCCCAAGCCCTCAATTTTCTCTACAATGATAGAGTCAGTTGGCTTAGCGTCCCGGATCTCAAGAACGAACGGGTTCTCGCTTTGCACGTCTACACTAGTAAGCATACGAGTGTCGTCCTTCCTGGGTTATGTGGGACTGGGAACCAACTTTCGCTCCATGATGGAGACAAGACTCTTACCTTGTCGATATGCTTCCGCAGGAGAGATCGCTTCAGGGCTGTAGTTGTTCTGTTCGAACGTAACGCTCTGAACCGTTCCATCTCCTGCCGCGGCAGCTTCCGCATCCGCGAGCATCTTTGTGTATTCGTCGAATGCTGCTTGAGCATTAGAGACGTCTGCCTCAGTGACAGACTGGATCTGAGCAGCCATAGCTGCATCGATCGCGGCCTGCACCTGCTGAGAGAGGTTGTAGGATTCTTCCGCAAGCGCATTGGCTTTCTCTGAAAGAGTCTTGGCCTCTGCCAACTTCGCATCCGATTCCTTCTGGATGGCGGCAGCACGAGCCTTGTCCCATTTCTGAAGCAGACTCGCTTCCTTTGCCATAGCAAGCGCATCCTCTCGAGCCTGTGAGGCTTCGACGGCGGCCGCAATGGCATCTTCTCTACGCATCTCTGCGCGTCGCTCAAGTGTTGCATTCTCGAACTCCAATGCCCGATCGGCAGCGGTGTTCTCTTTCTCGACCAACTTCTGCTGAAGGTCGATGGCTTCTTGCATGTCCTGAGCCTTTCGCTCAAGAATGCCAGCCTCTTTCTCAAGGGCCGCCTTGGCTTTGGCGTCCTTTGTACGCTCGGCCTTCTTCTTCAGCTCGTTGGCTGCGTCGGTGTAGCCCTTTGCCTTGGCTCGCAATGCCTCGAGTTGCAACTGACTGTCTGTGACAGTTCTGGAAATGCCCAGAATAGCTGCTTGACCCATGGCTGTAGCTGCCGCGGCAACCGCATCGGCGGAAGCAACGAGTCCATCAATGAACCCTTGCGCCACCCATGTCGCGTACTTCTTGAAGACCGTGGAGGGAGACTGAATGCCGAGAATATCCATGAAGGACTGCGACATCTCCATACCCACGCCTTGCATGGTCTTGTTGAGCTTGCCTTGATTGCTCTTGAGACCATCCACCAAGCCCGCAACGATACTGGCCGCGAAAGCCGCACCATCGCCTCTTGGTTTACCCTTGAAATTGACACCAACCCCGTAGTTGATCTTACCCCCCGGGGAATTTTCGGCCTTGGCTCGATTTCGAGTCATGATCCGAGCGAGTTTGGTCACGGCATCCATGAATCCACGGAGATTCTTGTTGGTGATGACTGCGTTGCGACCCTTGCTCATCGAAACGAGTTCGGGTCCAGCTTCACCCACAAGCGCCATACCGCCGCCGAAGTTATCAGTACCTCTAGCGAAGGCGGGGATGGTGACACTAACCCTCTTCTTAATGATTGGAATAGTGAAACCAATAGGCTTGGGAAGTCCGAGACCTCTATTGATGGCAGATTTCAGACCACTAGCAAGATTTGCAACAAAGCTTCCGGTTTGTCTAATCCCTTGGCCAATGCCGTCGATTACTGACTTACCAAGCCTCTTCGCGCCCGAAAGCACATTGCCAATAATTCCAGTAATTTTTCCTGGAAGTTTCGCAATACCTGCACCAAAGTCACGGACAAGATCCGTCACCATAGTTTTGACATTGTTAAATGGTGGACCGAATGTTGACTTCAGAATGCCGCCAAGACTACTCAAGGCACCCCTGATCTTGCCGGGAAGCCCCTTGAAGAATCCAATAACCTTGTTGCCAAGATCTTGTATAGCCTTGACTGCGTTTCCGGCCATACCGCTGATGCCTTGAGCCAGACCTCTAACGATGTCTCCACCGAAGCCCTTAAACACAGTTGAAGGCGAGTTGATACCCAAGAGCCCCTTGAAGAACTCGACAACATTGTCGACCATGTCTGCGAGCGCCGTACGGATCCCCTCAGGAATAAGGCCTTCGATGATGCCCATAATGATGGCACCAGCGATCTTTCGACCCTCTTCCACGATCTGAGGCATGTACGTCTCGACCGCGATCCTAATGGCTTCCATGATCTTGAGGATAGTTTCGCCGATAGTAGTAGTGAGCTCGAGCGCACCGTTACCGATACCCTCAATGAGCTTACGCATGATGTCGACACCGGTCTCAACGAGCTCAGGCATTCTTTCGTTGATGGTATCCAGTATGCCCTGAACAAAGTCGAAGATGGCGGTGTTGATTTCTTCTTGGTGCTCCACGAGAGCATCGAGGAAGGCTTGAATAACGTCAAATATTGTTTCAGCGATCTTCGGTGCGAGCTCAGAAAGCCCCCGGAGCAATTCTGTGCCGATGACAACCAATCCGTCAACGATTGCAGGCGCCGCCTCAGCCAGAGCTGTGACTAGAGCCCGCAAAGCAGCAACGAACTGGATCGCCATAAACGGCAACATAGCGAGGAATGCTTCCAACCCAACAAGCAAGACAGCAATTGCTGCCGTACCTGCCGCGGCGATCAAAGCAAGACCCGCGCCCGCAAGCGCCAATCCTGCTCCCATCATGAGGAAGCCAGCACCGAGAAGCAACGATGCCACACCTAGAGCGATAAGCCCTGGAGCAGCAATTAATCCTGCGACACCGATAGCCACAATCGCGATCGCGATCATAGCCAAACCCTTACCGAAATCACCCCATGAGACTGCAGCGAAGGCAAGAATGGCACCGAGCAAGCTCACCAAAGCAATACCCAGAATCACCAGAGCAGCCGAAGCGATTAGAAGCATGGGCGCCATCGCGTTCAAAGGAATCATTGCGAGACCCAAGACCAACAGCGCAGCTCCCATTTTGAGCAATCCGCTCCAAAGAGTATCCCAAGAAATGTTGGAGTACATAAGGATGACGCCAAGCAACGCAGCAAGCCCAACACTGAGAACAACCAGTGCTGCAGCAGCGATGAAGAACAACGGTGCTTGTGCTGAAAGAAGAATGGCAGCGCCGCCGATGAGAGCAAGCGCGATTGCCATCATACCAAGACCCTTGGCAAATGTTTTCCAGTCCATCGCCGCGTAAACTTCGATCACCTTGGACAACAGCCACATGGCGCCGGCCAGAATGACCAACGCGGCAGCCATCAGAATCAACGATGCAGCAAGAACCGGCATCATCAAACCGCCACCCCACTTGGAGAGAGCGGCCATAGTTCCAACCAAGAGAGCCAGCATTACCGTGATGGCACCGAGACCCTTGACGATCTTTTCTTCTGGGATCTTGCTGAGGAGCCACAATGACACCGCAAGAACGCCAACAGCGAGTGCAATGTCAAGCAATGCTCGTGCGCGGATACCTGTCTGCATCGTTTTCAAAGTTGCTGTAGCTTGATCAAAGGTTCCTGTCACACTCGACAGGATGCCTCTGAAGCTACCGATTTCACGACCGATTTGCCTCATGAACTTCATGATCGAGACAATTACCGCGCCGCTGAAGATCGCACTGAAAGCAGTAGCAATGTCGAATTTGTCGATATTGCTAAATGCTTCAGCAATCCAACTAAGTGCATCGCCAATCAGACTGATTGCGCCCTTAACACCAGCAACCAGACCTTCAATGATGTTTCGACCAATCTCCATGAACACAGTCGAGGGAGAATTGATCCCAAGAAGGCCCTTGAAGAAGTTGACGAACTGATCGACCCAACCGCTGACAGTTGCCTGCCAATCACCACCACTGAGACCCTGGCGGATACCAGCGATCATGTCCTTGGCGGCGGCAACACCCTTCTGGAAGAGACCCTTGAAGTCGCCGAGGTTGGCGAAAGCGTTCTTGATTGCTTCGCCGAACTGTCCCCAGTCACCAGTCTTGATAAGATTGGTAAACGCGTCCGCGAGATCCTTCACGGTGTTGACGAGAGGACTCAAGATTGCGGAACGAGCATCCACGAACTTCTGGAAGAACTCGCCGATCTTGACATCCAGATCAGCCATTTCCAGGAACTTCGCAACCATCTCAGCGACGGTGCCGATGAGCCTGAAGATTGATTCACCCAACGGCAAGAAGAGTTTGACAAGCTCCCATACTGAGCCGACCACAGCACCAATGATCTTACCCATAGCCTCGAACAGAGGATTGAGTACGGTGGTGTGGCGGGTAACCTTCTCCAACCAGACTGTGAACTGGTAGAAAGCTTCGGTCATGTTGAAGAGTGCGGTTCCGCCATTCTTAGCGTTTGGAATCAAAGCTCCGAGAAGCATCACGAATGGGCGCAGCAGATTACCGATAGACTTAAAGATGTTACCGATGCCCTGCCAGAACATCTCGAACCCATTCAGACCTGTGGTGGCTGATTCCATGTTATGCCACACGGAGAGCATGGAGATGGCGCCCTTCATGATCTTATCGACAGCGCCAGTTACAACGTTCCCCACTGCGGTCCACATCTTGATGGACTCATCGAGATTACCAAAGATCTGCTTAAATATCCCGGCCCAGCCAGAGACGATGGACTCCTTGACAACGTCCATCAGCTGAGAGAAAGTCTTGATCTTGGTGGCCGAATCGATGGCGCGCTGTGACAGCTCACTCAGTCGTTTCGCAGCTTGTTTAGAATATCCCATCTTCACAAGCTGATCGGTGGTGTAAGCCACCGTCTTACCGAGCTCAAGAGACTCAATCTGTGCCTTGGTGAAGCCAAACTTAGCAAGCTTCTGAATTTCCTTACTGGTGAAGTCGGCAGTTCCGCCGGCCTTCAAAAGCTGAGCATTGGCCTCGCTGATGCCTACCTTGGCGAAATTCTTCATGGCGGTATTGGCGCCAAACGTCTGACCCGCCATCACCTTCATAGATTTGGCAAAGACGTCAGCCGTCAACCAACCCGAGCGCAGAGAATCTCGGAACGACCCACCGGACTTCATGGCCGCCTGCATCTTAGAGCTAACGCCATCAATAGTTCTGGCGGTGGCTTTCAGGGTGTTCTGCATGTTCTTGCCGCCCATGCCGGCGTTCACCAGCGAGTTCCAGTCCATCAACTTGATGGAGCCCGAGGCAAGGGCCTGAGACATTTGGTACATCGCGGTGTTAAGCTGATGCGTGTTCGAGCCCGCAAGGGCTGCCGAGTTGGCCAAGCCCTTGATGGCAGTCACAGCGGCCGGTAGCTTAACACCCGCCGCGGTAAATTTACCAATATTGTCGGCCATTTGACCGAAGTTGTAGATCGTTTGGTCTGAGTATCGGTTCAGCTCATCCAGATACCGACCGGCAGTCTTGGCACTCTCACCAGTGTTGGCCATGATGGTCTGCGTGGAAGTCAGAAGCTTCTCGTATTCACGGAAGCCTTCCATAACTGGCCCAATGGTGAGCGACTTGATCATCCGCAGACCCGCGTCGACCGCCTTGTGCGTGATGGTGGCAAGAGCGGTGACACCCGCAACCTGAAGAGCGCCGAACTTGGTCTTGACCGTGTCGACAGACTTGCCGTAGCTCTGCATACCCTTGCCCTTGCCGGCAGAGTCGATACCCTTGTTCAAGGTATCGAGGGCGCGCAGGGAATCAGAGGTGCCCTTCAGAAACTCTTTGTTATTGAGCCGCATGTTCATCACGCGGGTATCGCCGCCAGTCATGCTCATACTGAAGTCACCGCCTTCCATGCGTTGTCTGCGATCTGTTCAAAGATGGGTCTAAGTGCTGGTGTAATGAAATCGTTTGGCGGAACGTATCCACCGTTACGAGTACCGTGACCGTAACGAATGAGAACCGCAATGTTCCTGCCTTGATTTACATTGGAGTTATGGAACTCAATACTGAGACCGTCTCCCACAACAATAATTCGATAAGACCACATCGCAGCAGTGCGTCCGGAGCGTTTTGGGGTGGCAGCAGCCAAAGCATTGACACCCTGTTGGGCAACTCCATTGATGCGAGCAAGGATCTCGTTAGTTTGACCTGCCATTTTGAGGAAGCGCTCAAGGTTCTTTGTTGAGCCTTCTGCTGTCAGCTGAACGCCGAATCCTCCAGCCATGGCTACGGCGTCAGATCTTCGAAGTAGTAAGCACCGTCGGTGTCAACATGGAGACTCATGTCGGTCTCGTTGTCCTCGTAGTAAGGAGTACCGTCCTCGTCTTCACCAACATTCGTATCGTTGTCGATGTTGGAACCCATGTAGGGAGTGCCATCATCGTCAAGTACGACAGACATGAGACTAAGAGCACCAAGATCCGGAAACTCGTAGATCTCTCCAGGGACGATGTAGGTAGCATTGACCCCATCGATCTGGAAGTGACCATGCATGTCGAGCATGTAGATATGTTCATTGGAACCGGTAGCGGTCCAAGTACCGTCTTCGTTGTAAACAACCATGACTGTATCCGGGAACTTGAGGAGAGTGACAAGATCATCAATGTCAGGCAAAGATGGCTCTGAGTTTTCATCACCATAAAGCATGGTTTCAAGAGAATTCAAAGTCGCATCATCCAATTTTCGCGTATCCAAAATGATGTGCGCAGTCGGACGACTGTCCGGAATAGAAATCGGAACCGCAGTCAGCTCGAAATCAAACGTGGTGGGCTTGATGCTGTCACCGATGGTCTCATTGCCGAAACTTTGAAGAGCAGCCATCACCTTGTAAATCAGATGAATCTTGTAATGCTGCTTGGTGTCAACGCCAGGAGCAGAGACCATCGTTCGATAGCTGAGTCCGAATCGCTGAGGTGCTTGAGAATCGATATAGAGACCATCACCGAGCTCGCCAACGCCCATTACCTCATTGAATTCCTCGGGGTACATGTAGGCTGAAAGTTTGCCCTTCCAATCTCGAGCTGAGACCACGGAAAGATACTTGATTCCATCAAGATAGAACTCTTTGATGACCGAATCGCCATCGTCATCAACGCTTGTCAAGCCGTTCCAAGCAACCGCTGGGCCCTCTTCACAGTAAAGGACACCGCGGTCGAGTCCAGCTTCAAAAGTCTGCTCGTCTGGACGATTCCATTCAATTTTCGACATGTGGCCTCCTATCCTGATGTTCCGTACTTCTGACGACGTTGCTCATTAATCTCACGCATGCTTTGCGCAAGTTTGGCTCGGTTCTTAAGCCCCTTGGGTGGGGGTGCCTGCTTGATACCGCATACTCGAATAAGCATGAGCAAACGATTCAGATGCCACTCCTCAGTAGGTTGAAACGGAATCTTGAAGGCGACCATCCAGTAATAGATGAGTTCCGAAGTGGGATTCTCTCGAGGCCCCCGAACTGTTTGGATCTCTCGAACCGTGGTGGCTGTGCGAGACTTCTGCATGTAGTGAGTCAAGCGAAGTTGCTGATCGTGAGTTAGAAGTTGAATCAAATGTCGATTCTTCTTCGATTCGCCCACCAACATGAACTCAAAATATTTCAAGAGCTGTTCTGAAGTCTTGGTTTCCTCTTCTTTGTTGGGAGTGAAGAACGGTTTCTCATATTCCGCCTCCCAGTTCGAAAGCGAGACCAGAGAGTGTTCAAAATTTAACTCTGTTTCTTGAACGGTTAATGTGATCACTCTCTGGCCTCCTCTCGAATTTCGTTACGGGTTCGTTGTGGGCGAACCCGTGGTGGAACTGACATCCGCGCTTCCGCCGGCTCCAGAAGGAGCAGATCCGCTCGGCTGAACACGAGTCTCCACAGGCTCTGCGGCCGTGGTGACCTGACGTGCAGCTGAACGCTTTGCGGACAGCGATTCCTCGACGGCCTCAGCTCGCTCCTGCTCGATAAGGTCCTTGTTGACCTCGAACTTCCAACGCGTCTGCGTTCCTCGAGGAAAAACCTTACCGGGCTGAGGACGAGCGGTGACGTAGGTGTTCTTGGTCAGCTTGACCTCACCCTCGATCACCTTCCCGCCGATCATGAAGTCCACACCCTCGACATGGTTCACAGTGAGAGTGTTGCTGGACTGATCAAATTTGAGATTGTCGCTCACGGAGTGACCTCCTCACCACTGGTCGGGAACAGGGCGATGACCTCGTCGGGCGAAGGCAGCTCCGGATCCGTTGCCGCACCACCGTAGAGGATGACCTCAAGCGCCGCGAGCTCTGCCGGAACGACCTTCGTGCTGTCGATCGTGAGCAGTGCCGTGGGCTTGTGACCCGTGATCGTGACCGGAGTCGTGGTGAACTCCCACGAGAACGCAGCCGTCTCAGGCGAGTCGTTGATGGTGTTGTACGCGCGCTCGGACGGAGCAGCCTGTGCGCCGTAAACGAGGTGCAGCTTGTAGCCCCGCTGGTCACCGACAACAGCGTCGCCGATGAGGGTGCGGTAACTGAGTCCGAACTTGGCGCGGTTCTGCTGGCCGACAACGATGCCGCCCTGCACGATGGCGCCGCCATCGAACTGATAGAACTCGTCGGGGAAGGTGATGGCCTCGATGGTGCCACCGAACTCCTCCACCGACATGAGGTTGAGGTACTTGATGTTGTCGGCGTAGATCGGAGTCGCCTCGGCTCCCGAAGGAGTCTCGTTGACAGCCGTCAGGCCGTTCCAAGCGACGCCATTGGTGTAGGCGCCAGCCTCGGGAATGTACAGAACACCATGATCGACACCGGCTTCATAGATCCGGTCCTCCTCGGCATCCCACGTGATTTCAGCCATTTGTTGCTCCTTGTCAGTGGTAGAGATCGAAAACGTCGTGATTAAGACCGTCTTCGACGAAACTCGCGGTGTGCGAGCAGTAGGGTCGCTTTTCCAGTTCGTCGAATACCAGACTGTCCGGCTTTCGATCGATGTAGGTCAGTACGTACTTGTCTCGGTGTAGGTACCGGATGTTGTCAGCGTGACGCTTGTACGCCGGATCGCGATGATAGACGATATGGGGATAAGGGATTTGAGACTCTTCGTTGGGCTGGAAGGAGACATGCAACGAAGCGTCCTCAACGCGAGGATCATCTTCGAAATATGATTCCAAGTCAGCCTGTAGAAGAAGTCTTCTTTCTTCTGTCATGGCTCCTCCGGAGGTGCGGTGGGGCCATTATATTTCTCCCCAACAACGAGAATGAGACGGGGTCGCTCGACGTCAACTTGGTCAACGTTGTAATACGACCCCGCCCACTCTACGTATCGAATATCTTTGAAGTTCTCCAGCGCATAAGCATCCGCCACGATAGAGAGGCGCGTTTGAAACGACACTTTGCCCAAGACGGTGTCTTCGGTGGCAAAATATCTTGTGTTCCTTAGCTCCTCTCCACCATAGGGACGTTCCGTGGCAACATCTTCTGTGACACCACCACTTCTAACCGGCGTAACATAGCCGACTTTGCCGAAGAACCTCGTCATGATCCGTCAGCCTCAGTGAGGACCGTCGGTCATACCCTCGTCGTAGTCGAACGTGAACTCGTCGACCTCGTTCGACTCGAGGTAGTACGCCGAGCTTTCCGGAACCGCGATCACCGTGATCTGCTGACCATCGGCCAGAACGACCGGGACAGCCGGATCAAGGATAGCACCGTTGGCCTGGTTCTTGTAGACGATGCCGTCGGTGTCAGCGACCGTCACCGAGTGAGCCGCGGGATCCCAGGTGGGAGCCTCCGGAGTCACGAAGACAGCGTTGTCAGCAGAACGACGAATGACGATGGCCGACTTCGGCTTCGTCAGAGCGCCACTGCAACGCGTCTCGATGAGGTACTTGTACTGGTTGTAGTCGATGTCGAAATCATCGAACATGGCCACGTCGCCGCCGCGGTCGGCACCGATCGTGTAGTCTGACAAGTTGACAACAATGCCAACAAGATCGGTCTGCTCCTCCATGACCTCGACCGGGATGATCGAGTCGACGCGCATGGTCGTCGAAAGGTCCTGAAGCGAACCGTAGATACGGCGACCCGTGGTGTCCTTGACGTTGAGGATGCGAGCGATCGTCTCCTCGGTCGTGAACAGAGTCGGGTTGCCCGAGCCCTTGTAGTAGCGGCGGTTGAGCAGAAGCGCATCCACGATCTCCTCGGGCGAAGAGTTGGCATCACCCAGGTTGATGTAGATCGTCGTCTGGAAGAGCTCGTGATCCGTCGCGATCGGGCGGATCTTGTCCTCGAGGATCTTGTCATCGTCCGCGTTGGAGCGACCGTCACCGATCAGAACCGCACGGGCGATCTCCTCATCAAGCATGAGACGCATCTCACCCTTGATCCAGACAACCACGTCGAAGTCAGTGATGTCCAGGATGTCATCCCGATCCAGCTTCTGCTTCTTGTAGACGGTCTGAGGAGTCGTGACTCGCTTCGCGACAGCGAAGAACTCTTCCTTCTTGAGGGCTCCCTTGATGTAGCCCTTCGCACGAGCCTGCTCGAGCGTCAGATCAGCCGAAAGGCTCTTGATGCGCGAGAAGGGGGTGTGCTTGGTACCACGGAGAACCTTGTCGACCCACTCCGTGCGACGCTTGACCCACTCCGGAACATCGGAGACGGCCTTGGCATCCGGGAACAGGATTTCGATGTTGTCGATGCCGTGCTGGAGCTTGAAGTCGTCGACGGCTTCCCTCAGGGAGGTCAGCGTCCGAGCCTTGGTGAAGATCTCCTCGGTATCGGCGTGCGACAGGGCATAACCCCCATCTTTCACAGTCCCCTTCAGGCCGTGTTCAAGCGCAGCTGCCTGGTCGAAGACGTTGTGAGTGATCGTTTCTTCGGTCATTTCAGATCCCTTCAGATCGTCGTTGGTGAGGTCATCATGTTGTGCCGGTGAATCGACAGGAGCTGCGTCCGCAGCGGGTGCATCAGCAGCAGGTGCTGTTTCAGCCGGCTCCGCAGGTGCTGCGGGATCGGCCTCAGTCTGTGCGGGCTCTGCATCGGAACCGCCAGGCTCCGAACCAGCGTTGTCGTTTCCAGATCCGTCGGATTCCCCTTCGGGATTGGGACCCGTCTCATTGGTGGGATCGTCTTCGTTCCCAGCCGTTGCGCCTGCAACGTTTTGTACCAGCTGGGTGGTCAGAGCCTGCTGCTCAGGAGTCATGGACTCCCAAATTGCGTCAGGATCGTCGACCACAACCTCGCCTTCAGCTTCAAGGGTATCCCCATGCTGAAGAACCAGACCAGTGGTGATGACAGCTTCGTCCTCAACGAGCTCGATCTCTCCGTCGCTGTGACGGACAGAAACGAAATCGATAAGGGCACCAGGGTTGGCACCAGCCATCACGAGACTGACCTCACGAATGACGCCGTGAGTTACGGTGTTCCGATCCTTACGGAGTCGGTTCGCGTAAATCGACAGCATGGTGAGATCGTCATGCTGAACCGCGGCATTGGCGTTCTTCGCGTTATCACTATCATTGAAATAGCAATGTGCGTAGACGCCGTCTCCACGATTTTCGAGAATGGCGTGTCCAAGGACGTTTCCAATCTCAGTGTGGCCATGCTGGTAGACGAGCGGAACTTTCTTGCCGTCCATGTCCTTGAATGCGTCATGACCGATGATCAGACCATCTGCGCATTCGAGACCAGCCTTGGTTGCCCAGCCGCCGAAGTCGGGTTCCTTCTCAAGCGTTACTGCCATTTTGACTGTCTCCTTCCTTGGTTGGTTTCTTGAAGTCCAACCCCGAAGGAGCTGGCATTCCCATCTTGGCTGTGTCAGAAGTCATTGAGTCAATTCCTTCACTCTAGCTTTGATCTTGGCATCAGCATCATCGGTGGCAATCTGCGAACTGACGAACCGAGGAACAGACGGTAGGGCAAGAGAAGTTCCGCCAGGAAGACCTGGTGGTGGCTTATCAGGCATGTTGCTGTTCTTGAGTTCGTCGGCAGACGGTTCCTGAGATGGACGCGAACCGATCGCCCGACGGATTTCGTTCGGGCTGAAGATCTCGTTCCGACTGAGAACATCCGCGATCTCCGCAAGGCGAGTGATCGGGATCAGCTTGAACGGATTACGGAAGTACATCACAGCTTGCTTCTGAGTACGAGCCGTTTTGGTAAGGAACTTACGATGAAACTCTTCTGCGATAGCATCTACAACCGGCTCAATGGTGCGAGCCATGTAATTGGTCATAGTGTTTTCGTCAGCAGTTCCGTCCATAACGCCTTGGGTCAGCCCGAGCTGACTGAACAAGAGCTTCATGAGACCATCGATCTGTTCCCAGAGGTTGTTCTCGATGGGACGGTTGAGCTGGGTGATCTTTTCAGCCGAATCAGCATAGGCAATACCATACTTACCTGCTGCCAACTGGAATTCGATGTCTTGACGTCGTTGCTCGGCTTGTTCACGCCGTGCCTCGGTTCGAATAGCGTAGGGAAGCTGAATGATCAAATCCAGCTTGCCGTTGCTCGCCTTCTCATCGGTGATGTCAAGAAGATTGAGTTTCCGGATGATGCGCTGAAGCGTCGAGTTTGGCTCGTTCATCACGGCGTAAAAAGGATTCTCTACGATAGCGACGAATTTCTTCGGAACAGTGATCTCCTCGAAGATACCCTTGTCCGGCTTGTCGTTGTAGAGCATGACTCGAACATGGTGTGGATACCACTGTGTGATCTGACCAACTCTGAGAGTTTTGATGTCATAAGAATCCGACATCAAAGGATCTCCAGTAGTTTCTACTGGCACCACAGCGGCAACACCGTGGTGGAAGATGGTCATTGCCACATCTCGACGGAACGTTCGAGCGGCCTGATCCAGGTTTGCCTCCTGTGCGAGGCAATACTGAAGACCTGTATCAAGGGTCTCCAGGTATCCGCCCTCTTCATCAGTTCTTGCGTGACGAAGCTCAATGTCAGAAACATCGACACTGAGAGTGGAATAGATAGACGCAATGATCGAACGCTCATTTGAGATTCGAACCTTGGTGTTGTACGGACGATGGCTGTAAGCACCGCCGCCCACACCGCTAGCGTTGAGAGGAGGCCCTCGCTGGGCATCAGGATCGCTCGTGAAAGCGTTGAACGCATGCTTAATGCGATCGGTAAAACCCATATCAGTCCTCCTTCTTTGCTCGTTCGATCTGGCGGGCTAGAGTCTCGATGGCCAACTGTCGCTCCGGCGTCTTCGGAGCCGGTGGAGCATCGGTGTTGATGACTTTACCCACGACATTCTGAATATCAGGCGGCGTCGTGGTAGTTGGCTGCGACTTGGTCTCGGTGGTAGCTGCTTTCGCATTGCTGGCAGCTTTCTTCACCGTGGGAGGAACAGTCCTCTTACCAAACTTGAGCTTCTTGGCATCCGGAAGGAATTCGTTAATATTCGTCTTAGCTACTTCTTTAAGCCAAGTGCTCCCTGCCTCATCGACTCCAGATCTGACTGAACTCAAAGCCCATTTAACAAGCTTTTTACCCATCGATGCTTTGGCCGCCTTCTCCGCCGCTGTAGTCGCTTTGAGATCGTTGATCGCCTTGATGCGAGCCGAGATGGCTTTGATGTCAGCAGTAGAAAGATTCTCGATCTTCTTGTCAAGATTCTTCACCATTCGCTGATGATCTGCAGAACCGCTACCTCTCTTGATCTTGACCTGTGAATCGGGAGAATCATCGTCAGATTTTCCACCAGACTTCTTAACAAGACCAGGGGGTCTACCAAGCACTCGACCATCTGGACCAACTGAACGTCGAACACCCCACTTCATACCTCGAACGCCGAAGTGAGCAAGGAAGTCATCAAGACTTTCGGATTGTTCAAGCATGTCTCCACCATACTGGGTCGCGGTTGACTCGAAGTCGAACGCGCCCTCGATCAAATCGTTAGCGATCTCGATTGTCGGACAAGACCAGTCTTCAACGAAACCTTCAGAGTCAAATTTGTAATCGAAATAAAAATCGACATCTCCGAGATCGTTGTCCTCATCAACGTGCTCAACAGTTTTAACGGCCTTAACCAACTTGAGTCCGTCAGGAGTGGTAACCGTCATCTTGCTGTAAAGATCAGTGTTTGGAAGCTTCGAGAACGAGACATCCATCTTCTTGGTGTCATACTCCGTACCGAGCTGTGATCTGGCAAGCTCATGGAAGGGAGAAAGAAGATTCTTCTTATCCGCCGTCATATGCTTCCGGACGATGTTCGAAACCTCTGCGTTGTACTGCTTCGCAGTCAGGGAAGATCGCTTACCCTTCTTGATGTCTTTACTCAACTTTTTAAGATCTGAATTGATCTTTGGCTTAGCGTTACCGTACACGTAATGCATTGGTGCGAAATATGCTTTAGCTGTACGCTGAGTGACAACGCCAATGGCTAGGGTAACCCCTGTGGTCAGAATCGCGGACTCGACGAGACCTTTGAATACTTGGTTCTTAGTAGCTCTAAGTCCTTCTCTGGCGGCGTCGCTTAGAAACGGATTGTTCGCAGCCGCATCGGCCATTGCTCTAATCGTTTTATAATGTTGAAAACGATCTTGCAGCTGGAAAGCAGCCGCAGCAGCGTTCGTAGACATACCAACCGCAGCCAGAGCCGAAATAGCAGAAGCAACCTTGACCTGAGAACGCTGACTGATGTTTAAAGCACGATCGGCACCGCTCAACTGACGCTCATCCCTTCGCACACCCCACTTCATACCTCGAACGCCGAAGTGTTCAAGAAAATCACTAAAGTTATCCTCCGACCAAGCGCCAGGAACATCGACTTCCATTCCTCGATCTTCCTCAAGCAGGAACTCCGGTCCGACATAATCGCTAGTCCAGACTGCGATGCGATCGAAATTGATCCAGTAAAGCTTCTCATCAACCTTGTTCGCCGGAGTTGCTGGGAAACCAAGAGTGACGTGGGGGGTCCAGATCGGATACTGCTCAGCCTTGTCGTAAGCAGTACGAATACTCGTGTTGGTAAGGAGGTGGCCTCGGAAAGCGAGGAGCTCCTTGCCGCCGTAACGCTTGTCGAGGAAGACAACATCCGCGTTGTCGGCTCCAAGAATGCCTCGACGATCGACACTAAGGCCAAATCGCTTGAGAGAGGTCTTGGCTGCGTGCTGAATGAAGCGAATCGTATTCTCTTCATTATCAAGCGGGCCCTCTAGGTAAAGGAGGGTAAGATGTGGGACCTTCTCACTGGAAACCTTCCAGACGGGGTCATCTTGTTCAGGAATTGCTACGATCGCAATGCCGGCCATGCTTTTACCTCCTCGCCTGGGTCTATTGATTGAACGAATTCGATATGTGGCTCATTGCAGCACGGAACCATATGATGAACGCCGGGCAAACGATGCCCCATGCAAGTACATCCAGATCTCACACAAGATTCTGGTCCGAACATCAGAACGCCTCCTTATTGGCTTTCCATGCCACGTAGGCGTCCATAAGAGCCGCCACGTTGTCAATTTTCTCATCCTTGCGTCGCTTGATGAGCTTTCGGTTACCATTGGTGTCGACCTGAGTAATGGCGTTACCCATGGTGTAAGTCATCAGATCTTCGTCAAATATGAGCATGCGCTGTTCGGCGAGAATCTTGATCTCGCCGAGAGGAACAGATTCAGTCTTTGCTCCCTGAATGACCTTCTCAATAGCGTACGGCCCATAATCCCGCTCGAAAAGCTCGACAAACTCTTTGGCGTTGTACGGGTCATATCCAAGCGTGCGAATATCGTATCCACATTCTTGTGTATGCCTTTCGAGGTCGTCGTAAACCTCAGTCATGTCTAACGTAATGCCCTCCATGACAACGAGGCTTCCCTCTTCTCTGAATCGTTCATACTTCTGGCGAAGAGCGCCTGGAAGTTTGTTCAACGTCAGAGTAGTGATGTAACTCCGAGTTTTGACACCGAAAGAGCCATCAACAATGGGGAAAAGATAGGTGAAAGCACAGAAGTCGTCTCCTTGTGAGAGATCCGCACCGAGAGCACAAGGCATTCCATGGAGAGCCTTAGGTCTCATCTCATGGGGCTGAGTTTCCTCGTAAGTGAAGAAGTATGTGTGGCCTTCCATCGGAATACCGAATCGCTTGGCCAGAATATCATTCTTCGAGTCAGGAGCAAACTCCATACGCTCGACATCACGGTGATAAGTCTGATAGCTGACTGTGATTCCGAGATTCGGATTAGCCTTAAGCCACATTTCCGGCTTAGCAACTTCAGAAACATCGTCCAACTTATAGTGCCAGATCGAAATATGTCTTGCTTCGGCCTCACCACGAAGAATCTTCTGAAGCTCGATCTTGATTGTGTCACCGGTACCGTTTCGAACCGTTCCTTCAGACGAGATGGCTACGATGAACCACTCTTCTAGCTTGGAAGCACCTTGTTCGAGTGCACCAACGACATCCTCACGAGTATCTCCAGACAGCCACTCATCGATGGTAGAAATCTTGGGTCTTGCTCCCTGAAGTTTGTCAACAGACATGGGTCGAATCTCAAGAATCGAGTTTGTGAGGAAGTTCTCGATTCCCTTCTTCGTCGACGCAAGCTTCTGTCGATCTGCACGAGAACCAGTAGTGTTCTGAAGTGAACCCATGGTGAGGAACTTGAACAAAGGCCCGGGCGCGCGTGTGATGGCCGTTC